AAGTCAACCCTCAAGTCTGGTTTAGAGCTTAATGAAGCTGGTGAAAAGCTTAATGACACATGGAAAAACATGGGTAAGTCTGCCAATGACATTACTATCCTTGGCAGTCAGTTAGGCTATTTACGCTCACAAACTGGTGCTACTGGCCTAGAAGTCAACACCCTCCAGAAGACAGTAGACACGATGACCAAAGGTGTTACTGATAAGACTGTGGTTATCAGCGCTGGTATTGCAGGCATTGCCACAGCTTCTCATATTGGTGGGGCTGGCATGGATGCACTGGCAAAGTCACTAACACGGGTTACATCATCTGGTCGCATCACAAATTCAGGTCTGGTACGCCTTGAAAAACAGGCGCCTACTTTGGGTGCTCAGCTTGCTAAGGCCGCTGGTGTTTCACAATCTGCTTTTGCTCAGATGGTAGATAAAGGCAAGATTTCTTCTGATGATTTCCAGAAGTTGCTATACAAGATTGGCACTACAAGTGGAGACACCTTCAAGGCATACGGTAAGACTGCTGAGGGTGCCATGGCTCAGATCTCAGGCGGTTGGACAACTCTTAAGGGAAAGATGGCCGCACCACTGCTAGAAGTTAAGAACAGCGGTATGTCTAGCTTGTCTAGCTTGATCACTAGTCCTATTCTTCAAGCTGCCGCAACCAAACTTGGGCAGTCTATTGCCACCGCTGCTGGTTATGCTCAGAAGGGCCTAGAGTACATTAACAAGCACAAGAAAGACGTTACAGGCATCGCCAGCGACTTGGGAGAAATTGCCAAGATTGCCGGTAGCTATGTTTGGAATTCAGCCAAAGGCATCATCAAAGACATTGCTGGCTGGTTAGGTGTTGGCGGCAAGAACGCTAAGACGATGAAAGACCCTCTGAGAACTGTGCACGACATTCTGGACAAGATGGTAAAGAACAAGTCAGCTATCCAGACCTTCACTAAGACCTTACTGGCACTCTTTGCAGTCAAGAAGGCCACTAGCTTTGCTTTTGCAATCGGTCAGGTAGCAACACAGCTGGGTAAGCTTGGCAGTACTAAGCTTGGTACCTCAGTAACCTCTGGTGTCTCTAAGCTACTCTCTGGTCAGTCCCTAGGTGGTGTGGGTCAGTCTGTTAAGTCAGCAGGTGGGGTCTCAGCACTCTCTACCGCTGGTAAGGTAGCCACTGGTGCCGCTGGACTAGGTGTAGCAGTCGATGCTGGTACCTCTATTGCTAAGGCATTCACCGACAAGAAGCGCTCTGCTAAGTACACAGATGCTGGTAAGGGTATCGGTGCCGCTATCGGTGGTGGTATTGGCCTGTACTTTGGTGGGCCACTGGGTGCCGCTCTAGGTGCCACTATCGGTAAGCTGGTAGGTGGCTGGGGTGGCAAAGCCGCTAAGAAGTTTATGGATGGCTGGAGCTCTAAGAAAAAGCCCGCTGGTAGCTGGATTGCTACTCTGGGCTGGGATGCTAAGAAGGTCCTTACACCGGTAACTAATGGCATTAAGAGCCTTTGGAAGTCCCTCAGTCCAATTACTAAGCAGATTAGTACTCTGTTTAAGACGATGTGGAAGGTTATTACTACTGCCACCTCTAATGCCTGGCACACAATTAAGCCTGTAGTGAAGACACTGGGTAGATTCATTGAATTAACCTTTAAGTCTGTCTCTAAGGTAGTAAAACCTCTGTGGTCTGGACTGTGGAAGACAGTAGGCACGGTACTTAAGGCCGCGTGGGTGCTCATTAAGGCTGTACTGAAGTCCGGACTAAAGGTCATTAACGACTTGCTGAAGGTTTACCTGAACCTCATGAAGGGTAACTGGAAGGGGGTTTGGAACTCCATTAAGTCACTGGTGAAGGACGTATGGACTGGCATTAAGTCTATCATCTCAGCTGGTGTAAAGGGTATCTATAACATTATTAAGACCGTGCTAGGCTCCATCAAGTCAGTATGGCATGGTATGTGGAATGGTCTGAAGACTTTCTTTGGTGGCATTTGGGATGGTATGAAGTCCAGTGCTAGAAAAGGTATGCGTGGGGTCGTATCCATCATTAACGCCGCAATTAAGGGCATTAACTGGGTATGGAACAAGTTCACTGGTCACTCTGCACTGAAGACTATCAAGCTGGCTACTGGTGGTGTCGTTGGTGCTAGTCAGCGGGTCATGCTGAACGATGGTGCAGGCAGTCACTGGAAGGAACTCTACCAGACGCCTACTGGTCAGCTGGGTATGCTCCAGAAGAGGAATGCAGTCACTATGCTCCCTGTCGGCACTCGCGTATATAACGGTGAGGAGACTCACAGCATTATGAATGCGGCTGGTATTGAGCACTACGCTACTGGTGGTATTGTCGGCTCTATCACAAATCTGTTTAAGTCAGGCTGGGATAAAGCTAAGGAAGTTGCTAGCTGGCTTAAGAACCCAGTGAAGAACGTAAGCAAGATGCTCACTAGTGCTGTCTCTGGCATGTCTGCTTCTACGTCTATGTTTACTAACCTGGGTAAGGGCATTGTAAGTAAGCTGGTAAGCTCTGTAGTCGCATGGTTTAAGAAAGGCCTCAAGAAGGTTTCTGACTCTCTAGATGGTGGCTCTAATGTGGGCAATCCTTCAGGAACTTCTGTTACACGCTGGAAGCCTTACGTAATTAAAGCCCTCAAGGCTAACGGGTTTAGTGCTTCAGCTAGTCAAGTAGCCGCTTGGATGCGTGTTATTCAGCGTGAGTCAAATGGTGACCCTACTGCTGTAAATAACTGGGATAGTAATGCTAAGGCTGGTATCCCTTCAAGAGGTTTAGTACAGACTATTGGGCCGACCTTTGCGGCGTATGCTTTCCCAGGTCATAAGAATATCCTGAACGGTTATGATGACTTACTAGCCGGTATCCATTATGCAAAATCTCGCTATGGCTCTGGTAGTGGCATGTTCGCCCGCGTTTCCGGCCCACTCGGGTATGCTAACGGTGGCTTAGTCAATGGTGCGGCTTACCGTCTTACTGGCGAGGCCGGGCCTGAAATGATTGTGCCTTTGTCAGCGTCAAAGGCTAGTCGGGCTTGGCAATTACTTGGCCAGGCTGTTCAGACAATTAACAAGAACCAAGCAAGTCAGGTACAGTTACAGCCTAGTGCTGGCAACTCAGACATTATCGCTGCCATTAATGCTTTAGGCGTGCTACTCACCAAGCTCAGCTTCAACGTGCAAATTGGCGATGACCAGTTCTACCCAACTGTGGCGCCTAAAATTAAGCAATACAACGACAGGCAAAACAGCTTCAGGGCAATTTGGCAAGATTAAAAGGAGGAATATAGATGGCTGGAATAAGCCTTGTATATAACGGCATTGACCTATCACAATGGTTTGACGTGACAGACGTCCAGAGAAATATTGGCACTAGCCACGTCAATTCGATGGCCAAAATTGGTCAGTCAGATGGTCAATTTTGGCAGTATATGACCCGTGACACGAAGACAATCACCATTTCTGGTATCGTTACAAATGCCAACTTGGCTAACTTGAGGCGTGACCTTGGGGCTGCACTCGATGTTGACGAACCGAAGCAACTAATTGTTGGTGATGACGCGGATGTCTACTATCTTGCCATTTATGATGGTCAGCCAACGTTTGCCGAGGACTGGCGAGGTGGCACTATTAGTCTCAGCTTCATCGTCCCCGATGGGATTGAGCACTCGCTAACGGTGCAGACGTTTGACAATGTTAGCACTGATGGCACTCTAAATGATGAGCTGATTATTCAAAACAATGGCACCTATCCGGTGTATCCAATCATTGAGGTGACAATGCACAGTGATAATGGATATGTCGGACTTGCAAGTTCAAATGGGAGCTATCTTGAATTTGGCAATCCTGAAGAAGTTGATGGGGTAATTAAACAGAAGTCAGAGAATGCTTTATGGGAGGGCTATGATACTGCTCCTAAAACCGCCGTAATCAACTCGAAATTTGCCAGCCTTTATCCGAATTTTCTTAGTGATCCTAATAAACCAAATGCAGTTCGGGGATCAATTGGTTATGCGGATACGGTTGGGCTTGACCTAAACAAAGGGTCAGGGGCTATACCAACATTTAGTAATGGTAATAATGGTTACTGGGGTGGACCAACCCTCTATATGCCAATTGCGCCTAACTCCAATGGCAAAGGAACGGGGAACTTCCTGATGAAGACCCGCTTTTATTTTTCTACAAACACTAAGCGGATGGGCCGCTTGGAGTTTTCACTTCAGAGCGGAGATCAAGTAGCATATCAATGCGTTGTGCGGGATAGCAGCTCCGTAAAAGATGAAATTATTGTTGAATTTTGGGCACAAGACGAGTTTTTAGATGAATTTTCCCTTAACCGTAAGCAATACACCAACGGATTGTATCGTGAACTCACGATTGGAAAGCTTGGCAGTAAGGTCACGATGCAACTTGGCGCAGTAACGCAGGTCAAAGCAGATAACACGGCCACCCTTCGGTCAACTATTGTCCGCAATTACAATCTAGACTACATGGCCGGCGTTGACATAGACGGTTACGGGTTTTGGTTTGAGCAGTATCAAAACACAGATCATGCCATTATGGACGTTACGGACACGAAGTTTCAATGGGTAAATGTAGATTATTGGGCCGATATTCCAAACCGCTTTGCTAGTGGTGATGTGGTTACGATTGATACCGCTCAACGTAAGGTATATGTAAATGGGGTTGAAGATATGACCCTTCAGACCATTGGCAATCAGTGGG